GCAATGCCACTGTAACGCTGCTAATTCCAGGGCGCACCGCCTGAACTTGCGGCTGCCCGTCATATCTCCACTTCGTACCAGCCGGAGCATCAAGCGTTGCCGCTGATCCAGACCAGCCTTCAAACACTGCAGAGGGCAAAGTGAAAGTGCGGAACGTGCCGAGCTGATCGCTGTAATCGTCCAAAAATGACTCAGCATTGGCATCGGTCACATTGGCGTAGGACAGACTCAACGTGGCATTGACACGCCGTGATCCATACAGGATCCGCACCTCTGCCCCAGATTGTGAGTTATAGGTCTTGCTAGGAAAATTCCCTGGCGTGAACTGACGGCCTGTTGGCGTCAACGACGGAAAAGCCATCACTCAAGTACCGTGAAGTTGGATTCGGTCAGCACGTCCTTGGCCACGATGCTAACTCCCTGATCGTCCGTGGGCACCTCAACGGCACTGATGGACACCAGGCCATCTTCTTCAAGATTCAAAGAATCAATTTGGTAAACGCTGTAATCAGTGCTGCCACCAAGCAAGGTAAAGAATGACCCGTGAAATTGCGTTTCTGTAATTGCATTGCTTGAAACCGTCAGCTTTGTCTCAAGCACCTCTGACGTTGCAGGCTTGTAGATCAATGCGTCATAGGTTCCATCCTCAACGCTTGTAATACTCACAAGTGTTCCGGCGTCTGTAATCGCACCGTTAGCTGTTGAGCTGTAGGTGCTGGCTTCAGTAATGACGCGTATATACGAGCCAGGCTGGACGCTGAGAGCGTCAGGCACCGTTTGGAAGTTGACAGTTTTAGTGATTCTGCGGCGGGTGCTGAGCAGGAAGCGCGCAGTCTTTAATGCCTGTTCGCGATTCGTGCAAAACTCGCTCAAGTCAAAGGCTTGCTCTGTAGTGGCCCTGTCACTTACAGAAAGATCAGACCAATGCAACAAGGCTGACGCTTGGTAAGGCAGATCATTTTGGACAGTGACCCGCCAAGTGACTAATGCACGAATGTTGGCACGCTGCGAAACGTCGATATATTGCAGCTGCAGTGAATCTGCAATGATGTTGCCCGCTGTGAAGATTTGGTCAACTTGGATTGGCTCTAGGCTGATCTCATGATTTGAGTCAAACGGCAGAGCCGGTTGCATCCCAAACCGACCGTTTTTGATTGTGAAATTGCACAGCTGCAGAGAGGCGTTGTCATACAAAAAGCCCCTGAAACTTTCGCTGTCTTCCAAGACTCCATCATAAAAAATTCTGTTCGCCCTCAAGAATCTTGCAGTTGTTCGAAGTGAGTCTTCGTCAATCAGCTCAGACGGCACGACATTCCCAACGCCTTGCGACTTGTTAGTGAGCAAGTAAAAAACAAGATCTGCAAAAAGATTGCTTGGATTGTTGTCACCTTCAATCAACCTTTTAACCGGGATGCCTGTCGCTGACCAGACACGCAACTGATCAATGGCCGTAACCTGGCCGCTAGATTTAACAGTCAGCCCAATGGTCGACATACCGTCGTACTGCGGTACGGATTCATTCGTAATGAATTCATTAACATGCGTGATTACATGCTCTGGCCCAGATTCGTTTGATTTTGTCAACTCTGTGTAGTGACTAACTTCAGCGAGTTGTGAGCTTTGCTCAAACACACGCTCACCCGTTTGCAAAACACCAGTGATTTCGGTGTCCACGGAAGTGACCTGAAAAACATAGATAACCGAGCCATACTTATCGGCTGGCTCATTAGCCCTAACCCAATCAGTAAAATGGTTGTCTACGCTTACTCTTAAAGAAAACTGCTCGCCGACTGTCCAGTTACCAGTAGCTGCGACGACAGTAAAATCATTAGCGGCCCAGTGCCATTTATTAGAAACGTTTCGCGGCTTATTCAAATCGTTTGCCGCCCGATATTTCGCGCCGATGTCAATATCAGGCCGCCCTTCTAGAGAAGTTGCTTTCACCCTAACTGTAATAGAGCGCCCACCGCTAGCAGAAATTGTTCGTTCCGCCGTTGCTTCTTGATTTCTTTTAAAACGTGCATCGCCTAAAAGCTCAGTCAAGAAAGCAAACCTAATCAGAAATTTACCGCCAGTGTTTGAGTAGATGCTTGTGTTGCTAATCTGGCTCGGAACAGTTGTTGGAGTAACAGTTGCCCCTGCATCGCTTGGGTCCGTAAACAACTCAGGGTTTGCTTTAATTTCTTTTACAGTGACCTTTCTGCCTTGAGTGGTCATCTGGAATGCGCCATAAGAGTTTGATAAACGCTGGCCTATGGTTGCAGATGAATTGATTGCATAGGGCACACCTTCAGTTGCATCAAGAACGATAATTTCTTCGTTATCATCCATGTGAACCGCAACATCATCACCCGTGCGGGGGAAAATTTTATACTCAAAATAGCCTGGCTGCTGTGGGCGGATTCTCAACCAGTTGTATTGATCGACTGGTGCGTTTCCTTGAATGCAATAGGTTTTTGGGATAGCGACAAACGCATTTGCAGGCTGTCCATACTCTTTGACTGGCCTCACGTGGACCACAAAACAGGAAGACCTTTGGAAATACTTGGTCATTTGCGGCGTAGACAGCTGTATGTCTTTGCTGTCAAGCCGGAACAATTTGGCCGGTGAAGGCACTCGGTTGAAATTACAAAGGCCAGAGGCGCGGTTCCATACTTGGCTTTTGATTCCAAGCTCAATCACATGAGCATCCCTGCGCACTGGCCTAATGGTTGCAGTGTGAAGACGGCAAGGCGTATAGAAAGCCGCCCCGCAATGCTTATCTTCACCAAAATCGCCGCCATCGTAACCGCCCAAAGGTTGGCGGACATTTCTTGTGCCTGGAATGCCCATCTGGGAATTACCAATAACAGAAACGCATTTGAAAGTAATTTGAACGAGTCCGCCATCTCCCCCAGATTTAAGAACATGGTCAACAATCCATGTACTGCCGCTAATAATCCACCGGCTGCCAACAATCATCAACTCTTGGGCTCTTTTCCTCCACTGTTTTGCTGAGTCAATTAGGTCTTTTAGGTTGACATCGGTGCCGTCAAATTCTTTTTTTGATAAGTCTTTCCACGTCTGGTTATCGTGGTTAATTTCAAAAACAATGGTTTCCCCTTCTGTAACATTTACAACCGTTTTGTCTTCGTAATCCTGTCCACTATTGCTGCCACTGTGGCGAATAAAACCCATGTGACGCGAATACGCTCTGCCTACACCAGGTTGCCCGGCTTCTGGGCCAGCAACATGCAGCACGTCTGCCTCTGATCCTGCGATCTTGCGCCGTTTGGCTTGTGTTTCCTCGCGGGCCTCACGGTTGTCCTCTCCTTTCGTAGAAGAAAAAGGTGCGCTGATAATTTCCCAGTTGTACCTGTAAGCAGTGCCGTTGTGAACTGGCGAGCTGGTGCCGAAGCTAGTGTCACCGCTCGGCGTGTAAACCATAGAAAACCCTTCGCCAAACTGCGCAGCGTTTTGCGGTGCAGTGAAGATCTCACGACCAATCGTCCCGGTGGCCCCTGGCCCCTCCGTGCCATGCAACAAAGTTGCAGGGCGATTGCCTGCCTGTTGTGACGACCAATAAAACGCAAAATCAGTCTGAGCTGAAGCAGTTAAGGCAGAGGTGCCCAAAAGGATTCCGCCAAGGTCTGGCGAATCAAGGCCAAACTCACCAGCGACATAAACGCCCTCATAAACCTGGAACTTGCCGTATGCGTAAAGACGCGACCACACCAAGGCAGGCGCAAGAACCAATCCGCCTGTGGAAACACCATCTGCTCCGGTCCCTTGTTTGCCGAAAGGAATTGGGATCGGCTGGTTGAGTTCAGCAAGGCTGGCGACATTATCAAAACTTGTGGTCTGATTAAAACGGGTTGGCCCTATTTGATCAGCAAGTTTTCTCCCCTTGATTTTTGTCTCACCCGATGGGGGCTTTGGCGCCAGCAGGACGCTTGCAGCTGTTAGCAGAACCCCAATAACGATTTGAGCTATAAAAAGCTCTGGTCCTGCATTGACTACATCAGGAATACGATCGTATTCAGCAGGCCGCACACCCTGCCGCAGCATTGCGTGGCGTACAAACTCCTTGTATTCTTCCTCGCTGCAACCGATCGCCTGAATCAGCGATAGTTCATACGGTAAAAGCGGCGGATCGTAAGGCTTGCCTCCGGCTTCCAATCCACTGCGGAAAGGAAATTGTTGATGTAAAGGACGCCGTTCTGCCATACAACTCCGAAGGCCATTGGCCTCACGTCCAGCAATGCGATGTCGCCATCATAACTGCGGTGTCTTACGCGGTCACAGTAACGATTCAGCTCTCCCAAGACTTGCTTGGGGCTCATGCCGTACCAAGCCGACTGCACCCCTGGGTTTTTAATTCCAAGTTGATCCAATGCGTCAAAGACAAGGTGAATGCAATCGTCTTTGCCATAGCTGTATTTGCGACCAATCAGGTTGCTACACACGAACTTGAGAGGTAAACGGAATGTTGCCGACCTGCTGTTTCGCTAAACGACGCCCTGGGACGTTTGCTTGGACAGCATCAAGGACAGAATTCAGCTTGATCTGTATGGTCGTTTCATCCCAGCCGCCAGCAGAGCACGCGCCAAAATACTCGTAGAGCGTCCGTTCAACGGCATAGGTGCTGGAGTTCCACAACACTGTTGTGACCTTCGCCACATAGGTGTTGTCCAAAGCCTCTACAACAAAGTTGCGGGTGATCTCTGTGTTGCCGAACTGCAGTGTTGCATCAAGGTTGTCGCCTTGCAGCGTTGCCATTGCGCCACCAAAGCCAAAAGGAAGAAATGAATGGGCTCCAACGCTTTGCCCAACGGCATAATTTTGAAACCTGAACTGATTAAGCTGACCAGTGCGGCCAACGTCAAGCAACTGACCAAAAGAGAATTCCATCAGACCCCAATCCTCCGGCGAACAGCAGGTGAGTTGCGCATTGAGCCGATAGCCCTGCGCTCACCTTCAGCCGCACCTTTTTTAGCCGCTTGCGCGATGCCCGCTTGGAACTCAGATGCGGTCACATAATCCACGCTGTTAATGCGCTCAACGTTAAACCGCACATCCAGGCTGCTGCTGGCAGCTGCTCCGCCTTCGCTATTTGTGCCGCCTTCGCCGTTCTCAGGGATAACAGCACTGCCACGAGCGCCGCGTGCATAACGCGCCATGCTCTCGCGCATTTTGCTTTCGGGGATGATGTATTCAGGCCCGGCCTCTCCAACAACAGTATTGGTGGCACCTGAGGCGTAAGCGCCCTCAGCATTAAAACCAGGAATGCCCATGGACTTGCCAAGGCCACCAATTCCTGCGTTCAGGAACATGCCGCCCAGCTGCTTCAAGATGCCAGACAAAGATTCCTTCAATGATTTGCTGCCATCGATCGCGCTTTGAATACCATCGACAATGCCTGCCTGAATCGTTGAACCCACATTTGCGTAAAATTCTTCCAGCTTTCTTGCATCTGCTGCAGCCTTTTCATCAAGCTCTTTTTGCTTTCGTTTCTCCTCAGTGATGTTGTAGTTTTCTTGCAGCAGGCCTTGGATTGCTTCGATCTCCTCGCTCTTAAGTTCTGGGAATCTCTCGGCAATGTCTAGCTTCGCAAATTCAAGTTCTTTTAGTTTTCTAGCTTCATCCGTTCCAAGTGCATCTAGTTCATTTTTGCGCTCTAACTGCTTGATTAGCTTCGCTGCGTCCTCTTGCTGCCTTTCCAGTTCAGTCTTTTTTGGTGCTTTTTCTTTTTTTGGCTTGCCTTTATCCACAGCTGCCGTCAGCGCCCCATTAGTTTCCTGAATGGAGTTAGCTGCTGCAGGCTGAGCGCCGGGCTGCTGCTGCACTCCTCCACCAACCGCAGCAAGCTCTACGACCGCACCAGACACTTTTTCAGCTACGCCTGAAACTGCTTTACCTAAAAAGCCTTGGACAGCTTGAAAACCTTTTCCAGCCTGTTCAATAATAAATTGGATAGGGCGTGGCAGGTTGTCATACAAGGCGGCCATCGTGGACTTAATGGTCTCAGCAAGTCCTGAAAACACACTGACTACGCCATCCCTGATGGAGGCAGCCAAATTCAGCACATTGCCAATATGCGTAGCAACTCCCTGGCCAATGACTGTGAATAAGCCAGTAACCACATCTGTGGCAAAGCTGACAGTCCCCATAAAAGCCTGAAAAGCTTTCTCAAACTCATAAGCCAAGTTGATGTTTTCGCCAAACGGGGCAAGCTCTTTGAAGAACGCTTGGACACCGGCGATCAACCCACGGATAGGAGCCAGCACTAACTTCAACGCTGCCCCAACTAATTCAACTTGAACAGCAACAGCTTTGAAGGCTTGTTTCAGCAGCAAGCCAAGCTCTGAACCATCAGCAAAGAGATTTGTAAACGCTGTCTGCAGCCGCTTGAGGGCCCCGTTGATTGTGTCACTGGCCTCAAACGCTGCTTTCGCTGCCGCACCTTGTGAGTTCTTCTGGTTTTCCAGCAGCTTGTTTAATTTGTCAGTGTTATTCAGAAGGGGTTGCAATACTGGGCCAGCTTCTGTGCCAAAGGCCTTAAGAATCGCACCAGTATCAGCGCCAGACTTTTTAATTTTTTCAAGCGTGCCAATGAAGCCATCGGCTGCGATGGTGTTGGCGTCGATATTGACCCCAAACTCCTTCAGCTTTTCTCCGACTGCGCCAGACGCCAGCTGGGCAAATGCAGTTTTCAGCGCCGTGAAGGTAACTTCTGCGTTAGTACCTGTGCCAGTGATCTGTGCCACTGCGGCGTTGATCTCATCCAGGCCAATGCCCAGGGCTGATGCAACTGGCGCAACCTTGGCAATGTTGGCCGCGTATTGACCAATGACAATTTTGCCGTCGTTTTGCGTCTGAATGAATTGATCAGTGATGCGTGAAGCTTCTTCTGCCCCCAGGCCGTAAGCGTTCAGAACTGACGTAGTGGCATCTGCCACCGTGTTCAGATCAGAGAAGCCACCAGTGGCCGCCAGGCTTGAAGCCTTAAGAACTTGGGCTGCAGAGGCAGCATCGTTAAAGCCAGCAGAAGCTACGTCATAAGCAGATGCAGTCAACTCAACAATGCTGGCCTGACCAGCAAGCTCACGGCTCACACCAGACAAACGCTTGGTCAGCTCATCACTATCGACACCCAGTGTGCGGACCTTGGCCTCTGCAAAATCCTGCTGGGCCAATGTGGAAAACGCAGACGTAAGCGCACCCGCTGCCGTTGTTAAAACAGCAATAGGGCCTAAAGCACTTTTTAGAGCCGCGCCAAGTGCATTGACCCCAGGGGCAGCACCTTTGGCCGCCTTGCCGAACAAAGCAGCTGCTCCACCTGCGCCCTTTGCAGACCTAGCAGTGTTATCTAATGCGCCTTGAGTGCCTTTAGCTGCCTGTTCAAGCGCCTTTACCTCTTTGGCAGTTTTTTTTGCCGCAGCTTGGGGCTGCGTGAAGTCAAATCTGGCGGTTAAGACAGCAGCCACACCTACCGATCAGCTAATTACAGCTTACCGCCGTTGCCGTTTGGCGCGATCCATTGCCTTTTCTTCGCGTTCAGCTTTCAACTCATAGAACGCAGCAAAATGAACAAGCTCCGCATCGGTCAATTCCGTGCGAAGCCTGCTTACGGTCATTCCTAGTTCGCAGGCCAAGAAAAACTCAAAATTGAGCCAGCTGTCCTGCTTTATTAGTTTTTTGCTTCTTCAAGAGTGGACTCTTGGTTCAAGCTGAACAAGAACAGCTCTAACTCATTCAATACAGACTCAGGCAGTTTGCGTTGAAGCTTGGCTGCGTCTGCAGAGGCAAACGCCGGAGAACCGTCCTCCAGCTCTGCCATCTCGCAAAGCATCTGAGTCGAAATGTCTAGAGCCTCTTCGCTGCCTGCAAGCTGTTGAGCTTTCTTGCGGTTGGCCCTTGTGATTGGCTTGAAGAACAGATCGACAATTTTTTCACCCGCTGCATTCTTCAGCTCAAACTTGCGGCGCTGGTTAAGGTCAAACGCCTCAACCAGCATATCCACAGTGCGCTTGTTGGCAGGCATTCAAAAGATTGAACAGATGTTCAAACTATAGCCTTATCACTCAAGGCTGGAATCAATATCGCCGCTGGTGATAAAGCTGCAGCTAGCAACCACAAGCTCACCAACAGTGGAAGTAATCTCCATGTCAGTAATGATGCCGGCAAACTTCAAAGAATCAGTTGAAGTAGTCGAACCTGTGGTAAACAGCTCAAAGTTTGCGTCCACAGCGTCGTTGGCCTTGAACACATCTTCAATCAGTTCAGGCTGGTTGTTGGCATCCGGGTCATAAACCAGCTCAACTGTGCCTGAGCCGCTAATGAGGCCACCAACGAAGGAACGTGAGGTTGCACCATGTGCAGTCACGTCATAGGTTTCTTTGGTAGCCGTGAAGCTCCAGCTACGAGTGCCAACAACGTTGGCAAGAGAGCCGCTGCCAGTTTCAAACTGGACTGAGCCTTGTTCTCCGCGAAGGGTGGCCATGGTCAGAGTTCCTCGATGAATTCAAAGGTCACACGGACCTGAGTTTGAAAAT